TAACCAGGCCGGATCCTCACCGTCCGTTCGACGGTCGTAGAACGCCAGGGCCTTCTCCAATACCGCCGGGTCCGTATCCTCCAACCAGTGCCCCAGCTCGTGGACCACCGCCCGCACCCCGGCGCTCGTCGTCATATTGATCTGACCCTCACCCACTGAGTAGTACGATCGCCCCTTTCCACCGGCCCGCACCTTCACCGTCAAGCTGTCCAACGTCCCCGTTCCCACCAACCGTCTGAAGGCCTCCACGCCCTCCTTCCAGATCTTTTTCCGTTCCGCCTTCACCCGGCTCATATTCGCCTCGAACTGCGCCGGATTCCCCACGGCCAGTACGTCCATCCACTGCCCCCGCAGGCCATCTTTCAACCTACGAATACGCTGGAAGAGATCGTCCGTTTGCTTGTACAGATCTCTTGCCAATTTCCAATCCCCCGCCTGGGAGGCTGCCCTGGCTTGACTCAAGAGATCGTCCTTTTGCGTCTCCAATGTTGTCATTTCTGTCAACGCTTCCGCCGAGACTTGCTCGATCTGCGCTCTGGCTTCCGTCGCTGTCAACGCTGCCGCCATTCCTCCTTGCACCAGATCGGTTGCGCTCACACCCAGCCACGTCGCGTACTCGTCCATTGCCCCCCACGCTTCCGTCCCCGTCATCCAGCCCCGCGCCTGCCGTGTGAACTCGTCCGGGTCCATCAACACCGCGGTCTTGAAACATAGACACTGCACGTGGATTGGCAGCGTGATCGTCCCCTTGGGGTATACCCCCGTCCCGTCTTCCCCCTGGATGACCACGTCCTCACACTCACACCCGATGTCCGGGTGGCTTGGGCTTAGATTGATCTCCTCTTTCTCCACCCACGGCATCCGCCCCAGCACCATATCCGTCCCCAGGTGGTGGATCGCCTGGATCTCGTTTCGCATTAGTCTGAGAGCGTTATACGCTACCCCTTGCCCCGCGCACGCATCCCCGGAAAACAACCCCGTCCGGTCCCCCGAGGCGATGTCCTGCTTGGTGAGCGTGAACAGTCGTTCCCACGCCCACTGGGGGCAGTTCTTCCCCGCGCCCAGGTACTGCTCCACTTTCTGCGCCATATTCCACGCGCTGTTACCCGACGCAATCCCCTCGTACACGAACCTCATAATTCCTTCGCGGCTCTGTTTATCCAGCCGCCAGATCCGCTGGCTCAGATTCAGCCCATCCTCGTACACCCGGCTGTTCGCCGCGTCCAGCAGCACCTGCAACTGTTCGTAATACCACCCCCCGCCCACCATCCCGGCCCCAATTTGCTCCTCGAACTGCTCACAGAGCTGTTCGCCGATCCACCTCACCGACTCGTTCACCGGCTCGCTCGCCAAACCGCCCAGGTATGCCTCGTGATACACCGCCAGCGTCCCGAACGGAATCCCTGCCGCCTCCCACCGCAGCGCTTCGAACAGGCGTACCCACTCTCCGAACGTCTCCTTCCACGTCGCTTCGATCTCGCGCTGCGCCAGGTGTAGCCCCAGCCCATCCAGCTTCCCATCCGCTCCGGCGGCATCCAGCAGAGCCTTCTGTGTCCGGCTTCCAAGCTCGCCCAACGCCCGGTGCGTCTCCATCACCCCGTAGAGCTGCACCCGCATCAACGCGGCCTGCTGGGCCTCGCCTACCAGTGTTACAGGAACGTCGGCCAGCGTTTTCATCCGTCAACCCTTCCCCGTAACGCCGCCAACGACCGGGCCATCACCTCAGCCGTTCCCTCCCGCTCGTCGCCGCCAACATCATCCATCAACGAATCCGCGTCCACCCCCGGCAGAAACCGCCCCAACACCTGCCGGATGATCTCGTCTCGCAGTCCCAGCGCCTTCAGCTTTAGCGCTGCGTCCGCGATGTCCCGCACGTCCGCCGCCGAGACGATCCGCTTTTCCTTCCATTGGATCGTGTACCTTAACCCCTGCGGCCAGATCCCCATCAGCAGCCACTGCAACTCGATCAATGGCTTGACGATCTCCCGTTCCACCCACGGCCGCAGTTGCTCCAGCGCCTCGTCGTATTCCTTCTTCTTTTCCTCCAGCACGTCCCGGTTCAGGTTGTGGCCGTATCCCAACAGCTCGGTCGGCACCGGGCTGGCCATCAACCACGTCTGGATTTGATATTCCACGTCGCCGATCTCCGCCAGCTTGGCATCTCCCTGGATCGCGCTGATGCTTCCCGGCTTGTTCGAGAAGAAATCAGCCACCGCGGCGAACGGGTTATTCAGCGCGTCCTTGTTCTCCTCCTTGTACGCCTTCAAGGCCCCCGAATCGGCTCCCTCGACCACGTGCAAGTACTTCATCCCCGCCCGCGTCTTGCGCCGCACCGCAATGTCCACGTCACCCTCTTTGACCCGCTTCCACGCCCCTGTCCCGCTCGCAAACATCGGGATCCCGTACCGGCTGCCTTCGTCGTGGTCCCACCGCGCGTGCACGATCTGCCACGCCGCGAACCATATCGCGTCCGCCGGCGCTTCCATCCCCCACCACAACTTGTCCGCCCACCAGAACGCCCGCGCCGGGTCGGGAAACCGATCGTTCCCGTCGCTGTTCCGCCGCATCTCCAGCGTCGGCTTTCGCGTCACCTCGACGATCTCCATCCGCTCGTTGACCCCCACCTCCAGGAAACTATCCCCATCCCGGATAGAGAGCCGCACCCAATCGTCCAGCCGCGATTCCATATCGAGCCGCTCCTGCAGGGCCTGGGTCGCCTCCTCGGCCTCCGCTGCTTGGGCACCCTCCAGCACGTGCACCGTGAACCCCCCACCCACCAGGTCCGTCGCCAGTTGCTTGATGTGCCGTTTCGCCCGCGTGTCCGTCGCGTACATCTCCCGGCACTTTTTTACGACCTGTACGCGACTCGTCTCGGCCTGAAACCGCTTGAGATCGACGAGCGGTCTCGACGGCGATCGTACATCGTCCGCCGTAGTCTTTTCCTGCTCCTGCGGCCTGAACCGCTGCAACAGCGCCGTCACCCGGTCAATTAGAGCCATCTATCGCTCCGATCAGTAATTTATCAATCACATCCCGCCTCCTCCTACGTCTCCCCGTAGCCTAGCCCCTTGTGGGCGTCCTTTCCAGGGCACATAAGGATGATTATGCCCTCTGTATTTCTACTGGAATGAAAACGAGACCAGGAGGTTCAGGCGGTTTCATATTGATCGTCATTCCTCCCATCATTTGCCTTCGCAACCTCGTCTCAGGCTCCTCTTCGAGAAAATCCAAGATCGCGTCGAAAGCAGCCTCTGAATACCCCTTTTCACAAATCACGTGAGCCGCTTCTTGCAAAATCCGCATAATACGGCCATAGTCTCTTCTCATCGTATCACCGACATCCCCGTCATTCCGAGCGAGCGCAGCGAGTCGAGGAATCTATTCCTCATCCTCTCAACAAATCCTTCAGCATCCTCTCCAGCGTCGGCAAATTCCGCTCGATCGTGCTCATCACCACCGCATACCTTGCCCCACGACTCAGCTCCAGGAACCGCCCGTAGAACACCGTGTGCCCCAACGTTACGATCAACAACCCTTTGCTTCCCCGCTCCACAGTCGCGTCCGTCAACTGCGCCATCGCCGATGACGGCACGTGCCCCGTGATTGGCGGTAATCCGAACCCATCTATGGCGAAGAAGAGTCCACTCCTGGCGTTTCCCGTTCGGTCCTCCCACCGCGCGTTCCTCCGCGCCTCGTCCTGGACCATCTGCCCCCAGTACGCCGCCACCGCGTGCACCGCCGCCAGCGCCTGGTCCCCATACTGCTGCACGTTCCGGGCCAGATCGTCGGGAGATCCCCGCACCCATCGAAAACTCATCCCCGGCATAGTCGAACCCTCGGCGCTGAACCCGGGCCCGCCAGGGCGGGGTTGGCTGACCCAGGCCCAGCGCCAAAGGCTCGACATTCGCTATTCAACGACTTCTGCCTCCGCCACCGTCGAAAACGACCGGTTCGGCCTTACCAGCACCACCCGGTACAGCACGCCGTTATCGTCGTTGAACCGGTCGTCCGGTTCCACGTCAAAACTCGTATCCCCCACTACCACCACGTTACCCCTTCTCTCCTCCGCACCATCGCTCCTCCGCTCCCCTCCTCGTCCACCGCTCCTCGCGATTCGCACCGACTGTGTATCCAGCGTCGCGTCTCCACGTCGGATCACGATCTCCTCGCTCCGATCTCCGATCACATCCGCTATATCTGCCGCCATCTGCGCCAAATCGCCAGCCCCGATCAATCCCATCTCACATCATCCTAAAAAGCTGCCTGCTCAGACAGGCTATAAATCGCCCGCATCCCCAGCGCCTTCCCGCCACCCCCCAGGTTTTCCACCTCTTCCTGGTACTGCTCTTCCAATCGCCCCGCCTGCTCTCGCAGCGCCGTCGCCAACTTTTCCTTGTTCACCCGCTCGTCGCCTATTGCGTACTGCCACGCCTGGTGTGCCGTCACGTTCGCCTGTAACATCAGCGCCTTGGCCTGGGCCAGCAGCATCAACACACCCACGTCCTCGTCCGTCAGGTAGACGTACTCGTCCGAGTCGTTCAGCACGTAACCCGCCGCGTACTGCAGATCGCGGTCCTGGCTGTACGTCGGCGTCGGTGTGATCGTCAACGTCCCCGCCCGGATCGTCACGTGCTCCTCCCACTCCACGGCCCCCCGCATCGGGATCAGCCCCTCGTCCCCGATGATCACGCTCTCATAGCTCAGCGGACCTTCGAAGACGATCATCCGCAGGAAATCATCCGGCAGATCGTAATCCGCCGTCCCGCTCACCACGCTGATCGTCGTGATTCGCTCCAGCGAATTCCGGCGCGCGTAATCGGCCACCGCCTCGGTGACGCAATTCTCGTACTGCGTCACCGATGGCACGCTATCCCGCGCCGGAACGTCGCTCTGCAACCGGGTCACCAGGTCCGCCAGTGCGATACTCATCGCCTACCTCCCACACTCTTCCGAGGATGCCTACACCCTTCTGAGGGCGCTGCCCAATTCTGATTGGGCTTCGTCCTTCTTAGGACGCATAATGACGCTTATGCCCCCACCAGCTCGTACCCTTCTGGATTCATCCGCACCGCCTCCAGGTACTGCCGGTACGATGTCCGGTGTGCCTCTCCCCGCCATACGGCCCGTCCGTTCAACAGACCACGCTCGCACAACACCCGCACCAACACAATCTCGCGCGGGTCCCGGTCCGCCTGGCCATTCTTTTCTGGCTCCGAGTCATCTGGCTCATTTAGCGCTGCTTCCGCCAGAGATTCCTCTAGCTCCGCTTTCGCCAAAGTCTCATTTAGCCCTGCCAGCGCCACTGCCAGGCGCGCGTCGGTCTGCCAAGATTCCACCTGCTCCCGGCTCACACCCAGCGCCCCGGCCACCTCGTCAACCCTGGTGCCATCCAGCGCCGCCATATCGGCCAACGTCTCCACGCTCGCCCCGGCCAGCGCCTCGGCCCGCCCCTTGCCAACTCCCTTCAATGTCGTCAGTTCGCTCATCTATCTCCTTTCAAGAAGATCAGACTTCGGAAGTCTTCTGAGACTTCCGAAGTCTATCTATTTATACAAACCTACATCACCGTCCGGCGTTGTTCTTGAACACACACTTGATCGTCGGTGTGATCGCCGTCCCGGCCCCGGTGGATGCCAGCTCCGCCTTGAACCGAATATAATTCCCGTGTATCGGGATTGGCATATAGTCGCTTCCATCGGCGCTGATCTCTATTTCGTAGGTCACCCACTCGCTCTGCCTGGACCCTGTCGAACCGCTGAACGAATACGTCGAGGTGGACGTGGTAGTATTGGTCACCCCACTGCTGTTCGTCAACGTCGCGTTGTAGGTCAGGGGCAGCACCCAGCCCTCGCTCTCGTACTTGGCGTCCACCCAGTAAACCCCGTCCGCCGACCACTGTGGGGTCACGGTGAGAGTGTTCGTTCCGCTGATATCCGCCGTCACGAACACATCTGCCATAAACCAGTCTTGTGCCAGATATCCCAGGGTCGTGGACCCACTCGGACTGTAATACTTGGTGGCAGAGATCTCCGCCGACCCGCTGGCGAACGTCACCGTCCGGTAGTTGGTGGACGACCCGGTGCCCGGATCGCCGCCGCCGATGGCCTGCACGCTCCCTGTTCCCAGGGCCACGACGAGTCCCATCAACATCAACACTACCAAACCAACTACGGCCAAGAGACTCTTGCTTCGCTCGAAAAACTGTTTCACGTTCATCGTTTATCCTCCTTCAGATCACGATTTTTTAACCAACCTGTAGACTTCGATTACGACGTCAGCTTGACGTAACTCGACTTTTCTGGCACCGGCGCGTCCGTGCCGTTAAACTCCTCGGCATAGTATTGCTCCGATGCGACCAGCTTGTTGCTGCTATAGCTGGGATACGGCCCCTTGAGCACCATCGCCTGGAAGACGCGGTGCATCACCAGTTCCCGGTTCCCGACCAGGATGTAGCTGTCGCTGAACTGCGTGCTCTCGAACACCGGCAATCCCTTCACCCGGCCCACGTACCCGGCCGCGTTTAGGTCACTGTCGGGCCGCGCCCCGGCCGCCGTGAACTGCTCGCTGTTGCTGAGCAGATCGCCGTTCGTCGTGCTCGCCAGGATGAACGTCGGCTCATAGTACCGGTTCGCCACCTTTACCTTTGCCACGCCGATGTACCGGAAGAGGATGTCGAGGTTGTCCTGGTACGTGTCGACACCGCTCGGTGTAGCGCTCCATTCGCCGCCGCTGTTGTTCGCCACGCTCAGCGCCGCCGTCAGGCCCATATACAGCAAACCCTTGTCGATCAGCTCCTGGATCTTGCGCACCAGCCCGACCAGCGTTCGCCCGGTGGCGTCCCACCCGATCTGCGACCGCGCGAACACCACTGCCTCAGTGCTGATCTCCGTCGCCAGCCGGTCGGCAGCGATCTCCAGCGTCTTGTAGGTCAACGTCAGCTTGGCCCGCTCGATGGCTTCCATCTCGCCCTTGCGTACCGCGTCGTAGGTGTAATCCACCAGCACGCTGTCGCTGGCCGAGATGCTCCCACCCGTGAGGGCCTTGATCTCGCCATTGGCGTAATCGATCACGTAATCGGTTCCCTCGACGTAGGTCGTCCCGCCGCCGCTGTCCGTCACGGTCACGGTGCCCGGCTGCACCCGCTTGTAGTCCAGCTCGTAGAACGTATCCAGCGCCGTGATCGTCACCGATTCGTCCGTCACCGAGACCGCTGCCCCGGTTTCACCGCTGTAGACCTCATAATAGATCCGCGTTGGTGCCTGGTCCGTCACGCCGACGTCGAAAATGGACACCGCGACGAGTCGGGGTACCGCCTCCGCGATCACCGCCCGCGCCACGCTGTACGGCAGGTTCAGGTCGCTCGTCTGCTCCGCTTCCTCGATGGCCTGCGACTCCTGGATCAAGTACCGCTGGAATTTTTCGTCAAACTTTTCCAGCAGCATCGCGCAGAATCGCTCGTTGATGCTCATCTCCTCTGGCGGACGGTTCCACGTCCTCACGGGGGCCTTCCCGGCCTTGACCATAGATTCAGTCAACATATGGGCACCGCGTGCAAACTCCGGTGTCCCGGTTTCCCGCTCCAGCACCGGGCCGAGCGCCCGCAAGCCTGGGTACCCCCGGCTGGCCAGCTCGATCTGGGCCATAATGCCGTCGTACTCCTTGCGCTTCTCGACCAGCACCTGTTTGGCCTCTTCCTCGCTCTTCGGCTTCGCCGCCAGCACCGCCTCCTGGAACTGGCTTCGCAACCACTCCGGGTACTGGATAGTCTTTATCTGCTCCTCGATGTAGGCCGCGGTCTTCCGCTCCTGTTCCGCTTCCTCCAGCGCCTTCAGCCGGTCGAGCCGCGCCTGCAAACTCTCTTCCAGGTTGTCGGTATCGCTCAGGTTCAGGCTCACGCGCAGCCGCTTTTCCAACTTGCCGTCCGGCTGCTTCCGTGCCTTGACCACCGCCAGCACCGCTTCTGTGATGTCGTCCTCCGGCCCGATGCTCAACGCCTCGCGCAGGGCCTTTTCTTTTTGCTGGGCATCCCTGCCCTGCATCGCCTCATCGACTTGCTTCCGCACCGTCGCCGTCAGCTCGTCGAAAAAGCCGCTCTCCTGTAGAGCTTCCAAAATTTCCTGTGGATCCATTTTCTTTACCTCCTGTTTGTTCTCGAACAGAGTGATGAATCCATTTGGGTCACTCTGCTCGCCTGGTGCCAACAGATCGTATCCGGTGATCGTCAATTCGGTCACCTCCTCGACCATTTGGCCTTCAATTTTCTTAAACTTGGATTTGCCATAAGCACGCTGACTGATTGCTGGCAGGATACCACTATCCATAATCGTGATTGCATCCTTGCCCTTCGATGTCTCGATCATTTGCCCTCGAATGTGCACGCGACTAGTGGATTCGTCGAATTCAATCGTTTCCCACTTGACGATAGTTTCGAGGAATTGAGGTCGTTGTCCCTTGTCCGATGGATGCTCTGCCTCGCCAACGATGGGGATAATGCCAATGCGCCCTTGCCCGAAACTCTCGTGCAGATGGTCCCGTGCCTCATCAACCGCTGCACGCAAAATAGATGCGGGATATACTCTGCCATTGGCATTGACCACGTCAGCCGTTATGCCATATCCGGTCACATAGCGGGGTTTCCCTTCGACCGCTTCTTCCAGGATCACCCCGCCTTCCAAAATAATCTCATCGAATCGTTTCTTTGCCGATTCTTCCATAACACGAGGTTGATACGTTAGCTCCACCACCTCCCACTCGTCCCGGTCGGCAAACGTGTACCCCTCGTCACTCGTCTCGTACGTCACGTAATAATACTCGTCTGGGGCCAGCTCCCCGCTCTGCACGATCACGTACCCGTCGAACACCTCCTCCACATACCGGTACGGCTCCGACTCGAGATCGCGCGGGAATTGCGCCCGGAACGCTGCCCGCACCTGCGAGATCAAATAATCGTGCGAGCCTTTCGTCAGCTCCTCCAACGGCTTTCCCCGTCCGAGTTTCCTTTTCTTTTTCACATCAACCTCCCGTTCACTCTTTCCCGCCGCCATATTCCATTCATTCCCTGCCATACCCAGGGCCCATAACGTACATTATGCCCCCTCAGAAGGGCGTTAGATTTCGGAAGTTTTCTGAAACTTCCCAAATCTGCCAAACCACATTTCCCAGGAAATACCATTTCCCGAAATACTCACCCAAATGGACTCTCCGTCACCTGCGCCGCCGC